TCTGTAGGGCCGTCAATAATTTGAACATCATGTCCGTGCCTCCGTAGCAACGCAGGCAAGTGGGTTTTCCACTCGCCTGTGTAGCGTGTCTCTACTGCTTCTAGATCAACGAGAAAAACTTTGGCCATTACGATGTCCGTTGTTGCCACTACGATTGTAGTCGCCTCGTGGCCGGCGGTCTTGCCATTGTCGCGGAGGACGCTGGCTGTTTAGGAATGCACGATAGTTTTCATTGCCCTTATCGTACAAGTGGGCGGGATTGAAATTACGCAGTTCGAATCTGCAGAAATCAAGATAGTTGTCGAGATCGTCGAAAATTTTCTCAACTTGGGCTTTCATTTGATAGTCCTTATTATTTGATATTTAGGATAAAGGTTGCCAATTTCTTGGCATCGGCTTCCGACACTTGCGGATGAGCAGGCATCGGGATTGGACCCCATACCCCCGCACCACCAGCACGGATCTTTTTGGCTAACTTGTCTGCGGCGTCTGATTGTCCGCGATACTTGTTAGCGACATCTTTGTATGATGGTCCTACCATTTTTTTATCTACAGCGTGACAGACCATACAGTTATTCTTTTTCAACAATGCTTGATCTGCGAAAGCAGGAGCAGTGGCGATCAATGCTAGACTGACGATGATTGCTTTCATACAATCTCCTTAACCGGGGAAGTATTCAACGATGCCATCGGATTCCCCATCCTCCGAGACAACGATCTCATAGTATCTCTCACCATACTTAGGCAAGAGATGCTGTTCTAAGATATCTGTTGCGATCATCTCGCAACTTTTATGATTCATTTTACCTGATTTAATAAAGTCTTGCAAGTCCCATTTTACCAGGAAGAACTCCAATTCACGATCTAGATGCGTGACTGAAATTTTTACTTCTACTTTGAACATATGACGGTGCTCGTTCTCGAGGAACTTGATACGTTCATCAATATCGCCAGCACCGGGATAGAAGTGATAGCCTTCAAACTCTGTGCGTACTTTGATGTATGTTTCTGTGCGAGGCCGCACATCTTGTTTGATAATCACTGTGTCAATGCCTTTGCTAATGTATTCATCTCTTCAGCAGTCATAAAAAACTGATAGGTGCTGGTCTGTGTGACTTTGCCGTCTTTTAACTGTTCTTGTGTCATCTCGATGTTATTTAGGCCTGCGGGCATCAAGCAAGGTTCTTTTTTCAGTGTCAACCGGAATTCTTCGTTTTCTTTGATAACAGTTTTCATCTCAAGCTCTCCATAGTGATGATTTTACCCATAGCATTTCCTACGTCCTCGTTCTCTTGGATGATATAGAGATTATAGTGATTCCTATCATTCTTTTCATCATAGTGGCGAGTCTCTACTACATAACCCCCACTGGCACGATATAGTTGGAAACGCATGCCTTCACCTCCTAACCCACTAGATTCGGTATCCGATAGAGTGATTTCTGTGATATCCATCTCTTCCAAATCCTTGTTGAACCAGTTCCTCAGACGCTGTCTCCAGGTCAGTTTCTGTTTCACTTGTCTCGCTCGTCTAGTCCTGCTCATACTTGTCTCCAATCTCTGTATCGATTTTGCAGTTTGATATATATTGCTCATTATAACACCACATCATTCTTATAGCAATCCCAATCTGTGAAACATGCACGATCTTTGAGCTTGTGTAGACTATGTGTCCAAACACCCGGATTGGTAGCACGGAAGTCTTTGTCATCGATCTTCAACATGGTGTTATAGTTCCAAAGTTTGATATAAGGAATTGGAACACGGATCTGCGGAATAAAACGATCGTATTCGTTGAGACTGCCGTCGTTGAATTCTTCTACCGCTGACAAGGGAATGTCTAGTGAACACCAGTTACCCCTTTCAAGAAAGAACGTGATCATATCTTCCCATAGTTTCCACTCTGCGGCATCATTCCATTTAGGTCGGAAGCTATGGTTTGCACCAAAGAAGATATGTTTGGTGTCATAGGTAGTTTCTGCTAACTTGGCCAAAATCTCATCTGGATTTTTCACACCCACTACGAACAAGGTATGCATGCCAAATGCTGGTGTGTGTTCAACTTCTCGACCAAAAAAGAAGTCTATGTCAGCGGCCTGACCTGTGCTGTAATCTCGTTCCATCGTGTTCCTTATTGTTTAGGAAGATAAAATTGATACCATTTAACGTACAACTCAAACATTGATTTGTTGTATTCTGCATAGAGATTACAGAGTTCAACATACCGCATCAAGGTTTCGTTTGGAATGTTACAAAAATTCATTCTAATCTCCGTTCACATATTCGTGATCGTGTTCCCATTGCAGTTTGTTTAGTCTAGCAATTTCATCACGATATTGCAACCTTTGTTTCTTCAAATGCTGCATACGATCGTCCGAAAAAGCCCCTGTCTTTTCCAATCCGTCGATCTGTTTGTTGATGATTCGATGTGCTTCTTCTAGATGTTTAATTCGATTTTCAAACATAACAATCTCCTTAGTCAGCTATTAGTTTATCCAACTCTCCATCTTCTCTGTCATCGGCCCATGGAGCGACTTCATCACCGTCCTCGTTGACTTCTGAGAACAAACTATCAACGATGTTAGTGACTCCACCTCTAAGTCGGGCACCTTCCAAATTCTGTAAGAACCCAAGACGCTCTGCCTCCGCGATCATTTCGAAAGCGGCATCTTTAGTCTTGAGTTCGAATAATTCTTCTACGAAACGATCAAAATATAGGATGTTGCGAGGCACCCATTCACTGTATTCATCACTCTTATCTGCGTCTTTCTTTTTGCTCCATTGACGCCAATTGGGTTGATATGATGCACGTTCGATATCTGCTAAATTGTTAGCACGTTGCACGGCAACGATATGGCAATAGACGTTATGCGCCATCATCAGCGCATAACCGAAACTATCCCACGATGTCTTACCTTCTTTGCCGATCTTGTTCAACATTCCTGGAGCATAGTGGCAGATGTCAGCAATGCTGAGGCGTCGTCCAATCTCGCTTTCGAATGGGAAAGGAATATCGTGCCGTCCGGCAAGCATCTTATTATCCGGGGCCTTGTCCATGATAACTGAGTATCGCTTATTGGTGTGTTGGGCGTTAGTATAGACAAGCCCGTGGGCTGTTGCAATAAAAGGACTTGCACAGTCGAAACTGATGGTGAAATTCTCATTGATATGCTTCCTTACTTGACGTTGTATGCTGGTTAAATAACAACTCCAGTCTAATTGTGCCGTTCCTAGGAAGTGCATCCAATCCTTGTCGTTCAACAGGCCGTCAAAGCGCAGAGTGATCAGTCTTCTCAGTGTAATAGGCATCTTGCACATATTAGCACCACCCATGGCCCAACCTTCACAGGCCTTGTCTTTCCACTTCGCAGTATCCGAATACTCTTTTACACCTTCATACCACTTTTCTGCGTTCTCCCAGTTTGAACCCTGTAAAACGTTCAAGAATTTTGTAGCACCTACTCTATTATTTAAGAAGAATTCATTATTGAAGCGAGTTTTTTCGAGACAGTCCTCGAAGCTTTTTAAGCCGGTTTTAGGGCTGTGTATGTGGTCACAAGCCCATGTAGGCACATCTAACAGCATGCTCCAGTCCGCCGTGAGCTCTAACCACTCTAGGATGTCTGTGCGAGTTTTATTAGCACTCTTACCTTCGAAATCTAACCAGTCAAATTTGAGAACACCTTTACCAACCTGATATCCGCCGGAATCACCTAGGATCAATGATTTGTTACGATCTCTCTGCTGGATCATGGCATCTTGGTCCATGGTCTTATCTAAGTCTAACTGTGCATGACCAGCTGAGAACAAACCGTATTTGTAGTAGAAATAGCCTTGTTCTGGGTTGAGGAAGTTCATTCCTTCTACGCCACGATCGAAACCTTGCGGAATACGATCTTTGGGAATAAACTCTGACTTGCGCTGTTTAGCCACATAGTCAGAATAGAAAGCACTGATCGCAGGCAAATAGACTGCGTAGTCTTTCTGTAAGGGTGTTAGATCAACTGGTTGTTTCATGTGTAAGTGTTCTCTCTTGGATGTTCCAAAAATTGTCTACGGCTACTTTAGCAGAATTTGAATCTATATATTGTCCTAGATATACCTCTTCGTTGAGTTCACTGTAGACTTTAGCACCGTAGATATTAGTATGTGCTAGATTATAGATCTGCCCGATGATCCTACCGCTTTCTTTGAGATAACAGTAGGATGTCTTGTGGTCAGCGTCTCTCCAATCTCTCATCAAGCTGCCTGTGCTGGAATAATGTACTTGTAAGTAGCGAGTCCGCTGTCTAGCGTGATCTGGATAGCACCTTCGTTGCTCAGTGACATTTTTGTATTATTGACATCGGCAATTTTAAGAATGCTCAAGATCGGCAACACTGGCCAAGTCCAACCTCGATCTAGCTTACCATCCACACCCATAGCGAACACGAACTCGCCGCCGTGGGTTGAAGCATCACCAAAGATAAATTTTAGATTACCGCTATCAGTTTTGGCTAAAAATGTTGGGTGTTCATTATTAGCGCCTGCCTGGAAGTTGAAACGCTGAACTGAAGCTACAGTGGGTTCGATTTCCACATCCCACTTGACACCACGGAACTTGACAGTCTTCATCTTTTCATTGATGATTTCTTGATTCATAAAACGATAATCGTTTTTAAAGTCGCCGTCTTTGTTTTCAAAGTGGATACCGACCGGAATGTTTTCTCCATTACGTTCTGCTGAAGTGATAGTGATCTTAGCATCTTCTTTGTACTCAGCACCGTCTAAGAGATACTTGAGTTTGTTCAACTGCGGCATACCGAATGTACCGATCATGTCCGGATAAGGATTAGCAGTTTCTGCTGTCATGATCACTGAGCGATCATCTGCCATAGAAAAGATTTCTGTCTTATCTTCTGAGCCTGTAATTTTAACTGTAGTAAGGAAGCCTAGATTTTGTGTATGACTTACAATGTCCTGTAAGATATCTTTCATTGAGAATTCTCCATTAGTATATTAAGATTATATTTAGATCTAGAATGAAAATCAACCATAAAATCATTCAAAATCAAATAATTTATTAAAATTATTGTCATTGCGTGTCTGACTGATATCCCATTCCAGAACACCGATCAGATTTTCTAGCTTTTCGTCGATCACAGTATTTTCCATAGTGGCATCGTCGAAAGGTAGATCTTTAAACCATTGAGGCAATCTCAGTTCATCTACTGGATAAGCTACTGATGTATAACCCATAGGATTGTCTTTGAGCTTGCAGACTATGACTTTGGCACCGTCGGTGATCTGCATACTGTATTTGTCGTCGAACATGCGTTTCAAAGTGTTCCAGTTTAGGCTAGCACGAACATGTCCGGGCATGTTAGTTTTTCCAGCTTTCTTCTCTTTGGCAGCATATTCAGTGATATTATTAGCACGTTTAGGAGATCCTTTTTCCCAGCCAGGTCGAGTCTTGAAATCAGTACGGAAATCAGTGATATAATTGAGAATTTCGTCTCGATCGATACCTGTTAGTACCTTTGTTAGTACTTCTGATAAAAAATCTTGGATGACTACAGGCGTGTCGGATCTTTTAAGATCGAGGCCCATGGCTTTGATCTTGCCGGGCTTCCCGTCTGTGTCTGCTCGTTTTCCTTCTTTGTCGTAGTAAAGGACTGCGTATCTTTTTTTAGTAATGAAAAGTCCTTTGGAAGCAACAATCTCGCGACCTGCTTTGATGACTTCGCCTCTCGTTTTGGGGCAATGAAAGGCGTCGGACATGAATTTGACGAATGTGCCATTTACAGTTTCTCCTATAGTATCATAAAGTTCTATTACTGTTTCTCTACTCCAAGGTAGTGTACCCTTCTCGATGTCTTTCTTTAGCGTCGAGTATGCTGAGAAATAACACGAGTCTGTGTCACCGTAGATCACTGCCTTACCGACGTGATCATATTCTCCAGTAATGATTTCATTGACCTTTGATGCCATATGTTTGGCAACCTGTCTTCCAGTGAGTGTAGTTGACTGTCCAATCCTGTTATCAAAGAAACGACAGCCGGGATTGAGAATAGCACCATAGAGACTGTTGAGATTAATTTTTTTGACTAACTGACGCTTATCCCAATATTCTTCTTCGATTTTGTTACCAGCTTGGATACATTCTTTGAGTTTGCCTTGCATTTCTTTACGTTCGGCATACCAACGTTTTAGCAAGCCGGGAATGATACCTTCCTTTTCGTAGGTAAAGATAGTTCCGTTAGCTGAAAGCATCCACGGTTGATTACTTTCGAATATGAGATCATAGATCTGTGCGGCGCTTAGTGTGTCGCTACTCCCGCCTTCCCAATCTATGGTAATTTCTCTACCTACTTCTCGATTCATTACAGCAGTGTATTCTAAACTACCAAAAACACCTTCCCAAGCGGCAGCAAATGATTTACCTTTTCCCTGTTCGGTAGCAATGTAATCCTTAGTACCATCTTGACGTAATTGTCCCACGATAGTTTCGGGACCCATGTTCAACGCACGAATCGCTGAAGGATACAGTGAGTTGATGTCCAACGAACCGATCCACTCGTGGATGCCTTTCTTAGGATAGGCAACATAAGCACCTGCAGCCTGCGTATCGCCGTGTTCGTCCATTTTTTTACGATTAGGAACAATCATTCCTCGTCTATGAGCCTCGTTGATAATAGCCTGCTCAGTCACAGCCACGGCACCCATGGTGGTCTGCAGTAGAACTGTATTCTCGTGTGCGATCGTGTTGGCGAGGTCTAGAAACTTGAGCTTCTTGTCTAATTTGTCTAATAGCGCACAGTCTTGTCTGTTATATTCGATAAACTTACGGAAGTCATTGTTATATAACTGATCCAGTGTTCCTTCGTAAACAGTTTTGCTTTCACCAACTTCCATCTCGCCGATGGCATCTAGTCGATAGGTGTGGCGTTCTTCGTAAGTATACTTACGATAAAGTTCTAGACTGTCTAGATGATTCCTTCCGATTAAATCGTAAGTAACAGCAGTCTTTCCAAACTTTTCGTATTCACGCTTTTTAGGAAATTGATTCCAAAGACAGAAACGTTTTGTGTCTTCTTTGCTTAGGACCTTGATAACACGATTGACAGTATAAGGAATATCAAAACCTTCTGAGTTCCAACCACTGAGCACATCTGCATCTTGGATAAGATCTAGAAAAGTATCCAACATGTCTGCTTCATTGTCAAACAGCATAGTGTTAGGAAATTCCTCTACAGCCTTTTCTGCTTCCGCCATGCTCATAGTTTTAGGAGGTATAGCTAGACACACCAGCGTTTCCATCCATTGGAGATGGATAGCGATTGCTGTGATAGGCATAAATGCATCATCGGGAGATGCATACCCTCTCTCTGGATCAAAGTCTACCTCGATATCGAAAAATGCTACATTTAGTTTTGGAGCATCAGCATTGAGGTAATGATCTTCTAGACAGCGATAAATGGGATTGATGTCTGATTCGTAGAGCTTTTTGTTAGAATGTATGGCTAGCTCTTTGCGTAGCTCTTTGATATTTTTACAGCTAACACGGCTCAACGGTTCCCCATAGATGCTAGTATATTTGCCCTTGGGGTCTTTGAAATAAAAAATATGACGAGCAGGATATTCTTTGTATTGCCTCTGTCCTTTATCGTCTCTTTCGACGACAAGGATCTGATCCTGATCGCGATCATAGAAAGCGTCAACGTAACTCATAGTTCTCCATATGTGATTTACGGCTCACAAATACCTATCATGCGGTTTATGGCCCGGCTTACCTTATACAATATTACTTAGCATTCTCACTAGGCCTACGGTGTCGATAGTGACGAGAAGCAGATAATTAGCAAGCATACCAAAGCTGCCGCGAGTCCAAGCAGCCCAACCATACATACTGCAACCAATGATCCAAATAGGATATAGAATGAGTAAGGGTGGGGTAGGAACGGTGACAGCCATAGTAATGCTACAGCCGATACTAATAGCCCAAGCCAAGACTTCCACAACAAATCTAAACGGCCATTCACGGTAATCCCTTTCTGCCCAGCGGTATATATCAACGACAACATCTGTAATTTGGTGCATTTAATCCTTCTCGGGCAATCGTTTCGTAACGCCCAATATCATTTCAATCTCGTCCCACTCTTCTTCGTGTGATTTCCAATTGTCTTTGTGTGCGATCTTGATCGCTTTGTTGATGATGCTAGGTTTGACCTGTAGCTCTTCTGCTACAGCTTTGACAGTTTCTTTGAGACCTTCTTGCAGATCTTCAACTTCACGGAGAACATTTGAACCTTCAGTGATCAAACGCTCCAACTTTGCCTTTTCTTCGGGACCATACATTTTAGCCATAGACATTCTCCTGTTATAGGACTATTATATAGCCATAAAAAAAGCCAGTCAACCTGTGACTGGCTTTTTTATTATCAATTTACTTAAATTAAATAGGCATGAAGTGATCGTGTATCATTGTTTCCCAGGTTTTAAAATCTTCATTATCCAATTGTTTCACTGCTTTTAAGATTTCTCGACCTCGGTAATCTTGTTCAAGAACATCAAAAATAGTACGAAAGTCGCTACCTGGCCCTACTTCTGCACCATCTTTTTCCATAATTTGGATAGTTAGTTTTGCCAACTTAGCAACTCTACTATCGGCTTCTTCATTTATCCTTTTTTTAGATTCGGCCAACACGTCGTACATTTCAAAACGTCCGCCGTTGCGCTCATAGATCATAGCAGCAAAGATTTCTGCCTTCTGGCTTTCTTGAACTTTGCTGGCCGCTACACGATTGGCCCAAGACCATAATGTCTGATCAACCGGATCGATAGCCTGCTGACCGCCACTCTCTTTGACAATCTTTAACATATCTTTGAGTGACAGTTTCTGCTCTACGCTTTCAGCAACGACTTTCTTAGAAGTCTTTACGCTTTCAGCTGTGCCTTTCTTCTTGGCAATGGCTTTCTGTAAACCAGGAGGTAATTTTTTCTGAGCTGCGGTCATTCCTTTAGTTTCTTTCTTTTCACCTTTGCCAGCTTCTTTAGCAGCTTTCTTCATTGGCTCTTTCTTGTCGCCGTCTTTGTCGACATCTAAGAAATCTGGTTTAGCAGCTTCGTCCATCTTTTTGTCTTTCTTAGACATTTTTTCTTTCTTGGCTTCTACCATCTTAGTAAATTTGTCTTTGAACTTTTCTGTGTCGATTTCTACATCTTCGTTCTTGCGCTTGCGACCACGGCGTTCTTGCTTGGTAGGATCGTCATCACGCTCTGCAGGCTCACCATCCATTCTGTAGCCGTACTTTTTCTTGACGTTCTTATCGCTTTCTGGATCTGGCTTGCCTACAGGCTTACCTTCTTGACCCTTTTGAGCTGCTTTTAGAAGATTCATATCCAGACCTTCTTCGGTCTTTTCTTCCATCTTCTTGTCATCTTTTTTCATTTTTTTAGCTTCTTCAAGGATGCTTGAAGTACCAGCTAGTACACGAAGCTCTGCATCTTCGTTGAGTTTAATGGTTTTTGGAAGTTCTGGAGCAGCGACAGATTCGATCTTGTCGTCTATTTCAGAAATCTTGCTAATGAGCGATTTGAAGTCCATGTTACGATATCCTAAAGGTTTATAATGTATTTATCTCTTGACTAAATTGCCTTCACCGAACAACGAAGTCTTCATATCTAACGCATTGTCGGTGGGTTTTTGCTTTTTAGGCTTAGGCTGTGGCGGCGATTTAGTTCCGCTCTGTCCTGGTTTTCCTGTGTACGAAGATTTTCCTCGAGCAGGCCCTGGGCTAATATGCGGGTTTGCTACGGTAGCAATATTACCTGCTGATGTAGCACCTGCTGTAGCTGTCTCTAAAAGTTCACGTATTTTCATGATATACTATTTATTCCGCCCGCTTTTCATGTTGGCGCACCAATGATACATCTTGGCTTTTTCACCCGATGCGTTTTTAGCACGTTTGCGTAGATCTGTGACAGATCCTTTGCAGCTGGCACCTGCACGTTTGACACGGCCCGGACGGCTCTTACCTTTTACTTTACCGTCAGCGAAATTTTCGTACATACTGTTAAAAACCTGCCTTTTAACTTCGTCTGGCATAATACTAATATCAAACTTGTTTAGCAGTTTTTCTAATAGTGTGATCCATAAAGTATTTCCGGGAATAGGCAATGCGAGCCACGCTCCTAGTCCTACTCCTTTTAAAACATCTTTAAACTGTTTGTTAGCGAATTCGATTTCAAACGGTCTAGCCTCGCTACCTTTCTTTAGGATTTCCCACATTAGATCTGTTTCCATGTATTCTTGCTTGACGGCACCTTGCAGTTTTTTTAGTTTGCCTTGAGCTTTTTCTACATAGGGTTTAAGGAAATCTACTATACTATCTATTACGCTTTCGTCTAGTTCAATATCCTCGTTCTTTCCAGGTCTATCACCTATTCCAAAACCGTCTCTTATCTCGTCAGCCAACATGCTGACACTGGCCACGGTGTTGGGCATGGTATCTTGTTGTCCTATGTGCGGATCACCTTCCTCTATGGTGCCCAGAGCATAGGTAAATCCTTTGCCGTCTGCGGTCTTACCAATGCTTACGGTATACCACTCATCTTCCAGCTGTCCTC